GTTTATACACAATTACCCATTACGATTAGTACAATCCAAACAATTCGCATGCAACATTTAATTATCACCACTATCCACACGGAAAACTACCATTCGTGTAGTTTGGCAGCCACCGAAGACTACTCCATGTCAAACCTGCAACGGGAAAGATCAGTTCCACAGAGGGTTCATCCACATACTACCGGTTAAGGTCCTATGTGTTTAACACTTCGCAACAGAGTCATGATGATACTTCAACTACACAGACACCTTATGCTGTCTGTGTCTAACTTTACATTATTATACCCATTGAGCCAAGTTAGGAGCTCATCGGTAGGATGGTAGGGAAATAACGGATCAATTCTTATTAGGTTGTCTCCCATTTTACACGTCCCACAACACCGCCATCCAGTGTGTGGGTATGTGACGTGGTTAGAAAAATTGAACGCATAATATACTTATATGCTGTGCACATCAAACAACAACTGTTAATTACAGTCAAATATTTACAATGAACCGTAAGAAATCCGATGTAGAACGGTGCGTGTTTTGCAACAGTGCATCTCATCATATGATCAGATGTAATAGCAACATGAATGGAAGACGAGAGCTGCTCGATAAAGGATGGGACTGCATGATGCACGACGTTTGTCCTGATTTCCACCTATTGCGCGCAAATGAGTTGCGATATGTCGCATACCATTATGCGCAATACCTCACAGTGGTTCATGACCCAACCCATAGAACTACCCGACATTATAACCGCAAATATATGTTGAGCCCAATTCCGCTGGATTATTCAAAAAAAAAAATGATTAACGAACTCGTTTCCAGATGGCATGCGTTTAGAAAACAGCGTGACTTGGCAAAAAACCCACCAGAGAAACCAGAAGACGATGAATGCCCTATTTGTTACGAGAATATGAATTCATTTAAATGGTCTTATCACACTTCATCGTGGGAAATAAATCGCGACGACGTCATCACCACGGAGTGCAACCATACATATTGTACGCGTTGTTGGAACGAACATATCGAAAAGTCTTCTAGATGGACGCATTATCCAACTAGAAAATGTGTATCTTGTCCAATGTGCAGACATGAAATGCCAGCAGACCCATAGACCTTTCAGAGCATTCTCGTAGGTTTACTCCTATTTTTTTATACCAGTGAAGATTTACACTCTTGGTAATTTACACATTTTCTCATTCAAACTGTTCAATTATAATTTGTTCTTATTATATCACTACTTACTATTGCTCGTGCTTCCTTCATATTTACATAAATTATAGTAAAAATATTTGGAACAGACTTGTTATTTTCATAGCGTAATAGCATACAAGGGTGTTTATCAAAACTGAACGCAAACTCAAACCCCGATTTATCTGAAGATATCTCAGTCTCTTTCATAATATGTATTTTCTTAGCGATAATCGGTGTAATTATATTGTATCTTTCATCGTGTTTATGGATTACCTTTACATATTTATGGTAATCAACACTATTCTTTATTCTATATTTATACTTGATGCGCCCGTCATATTTAAGTATGATATTTACTAATTCGTATGGAAGTTTTTTACACAAATTATCTATATTATTCATTATATTAGTAAGTAATATAAAACTCTATATATTACTAACTGGGCGATTTCAATAAGAAATTTGTCATTCATATTATTACCTATGTAATATGAATGTATTGATAAAGTTATTAAAGTAACTATTAAATACCTTAGATTTAATTTGAATAAGCTAATCCGCCCATACCACTCATGACACGAAGGACATTGTAGTTAGTGGCATAGACACGAACCTTGGCGGTGGCGACACCGGCGACACAGGCGTTGGAAAGGACCAACTGAAGTGTGGCGTTGTCAATACGGGAGAAATTGCAAGTGCCGGAAGGTTGGTGTTCCTCGGGGCGAAGCGCGAACGCGAAGCAATTGATACCAGTATCGGGGTGACGGGTGTGGGATTGGTAGGGTTGGACAACGTCGAAGTATGAGCCCTCACGCTCGGAGAAGCGATCCTGGCCGTTAAGCTGAAGCTTGGCAACAACGACGGGGTTCTGTCCCCAGCAATGCATGTCGAGGGAGGTCTCGGCCATGACGAATGAGCCGGCGTCGGAGACGGCGGACTGTTGTGCGATACCGAAATCAACGGCGGCGGCGTCGGTGCTGGTATTTGAGACATGTCCGGCGGCGCTGGGGTCAGCGAAGGCGTTGTCCTTGATGAAACCATCGGCACCGTCAACAGATGAGGCGGAACCAAATGCGTGAAGGGCATTGGGAAGGGCGTCGATGGCGTCAGTGTAGTTGAAAGGTTGGGCACCGAGGACCTTGTTAAGGGCGGTGTCGCAGATCATAGAACTGCAGTAATCAACGTTGGCGTCAGGTTGGACGACCCAGATAAGCTCCTTACAGGGGTGGTTGAAGTTGAGCTTGATCTTGTTGGATGAGGAACCGACAGACTCGTCGCCAGTGAACTGGAGTTGAGTGATGAGGTACTCGTGGGGGTTCTGTGCAAATCTGCGGCGTTCATCGGAGTCGAGGAAGACGTAGTCAACATAGAGGGAAGCAGCAACCAAAGATTGGTTGTATGCGACGGTGGCGGTCTTGGCAGAAGCGGTGGCTCCGGTGTCGCATGCGAGCGCGGAGACAGCCCAAAGACATTCGTCGATGGGGCGCAAGTCCAAGTTGATCTTGACCTCGTGGTATTGGAGGGCGATCAAAGGAAGAGCAAGACCGGGGTTGGTGCAGTACCAGAATTGGAGGGGCACGTAAAGGGTGGTCTCAGGAAGGGCGTTGCGGGGAGCGCAGACCTGGCGAGGACCGTTGGCATCACAAGGACCATCGATCGCAGCGAAGTTGGGATCAGTGATGAAAGTGAGTTGAGTGGTGTTACCGACCATCTTGAAGTAACCTTTCTGTTGGTCGGCAGTCATGGTGAGCTGGTTCCAGATATGCATCCAGTCGCCATATTGGCGGTCAATGCGTTGACCTCCAATCTCGACCTCAACTTGAGAGATGAGTTGCTCTCCGGGGAAATCCAACCAACGAGCAAACACGGTATCGGAACCGGCAGCGCTCATTTGTTGGTTGATCTCAGGCAAAGTCACCTGCAAGTAGGTGCGGTAAGCAAGATCACCATTTCTGCTGATAGTACATGTCACACGGCGACCAAAATCGGCTTGACCGTTGAAGGTCTGTTCGATGGATTCAATAGCAAAGTTGGTATACCTGCGGTAGGTAACCTTCCAGAAGGTAATCTGGGGATTACCAGTCAAGTAAACGTCTTGTGCGCCGTAGGCTACGAGTTGCATAAGGCCTCCTCCCATGATTATAATAAGGGTAAAGATAAAAAAACGGCGAGAAACGCCTAAATACAACGAGTATTATACCTAATTGGGGTTTGAAGTAATAGGCATATTCATTTTTATGAATGCTTCAAGGTAAGAGCTTTCAAACACCTCCTTACGGTTATCATGCGGTCTTACAAATACATATTTGTCCTTCCTTTTCCGCACCGTCCATCCGTCATTCACCGCCTTGTAAACGAATGACATTTTCGCAAAGGTTGCTGCGTCTATCGTGTTCACGTCGTTCGATGGTAATGCATGAACTATATCCATTATGTACACTGGGTACACACCATTTCTCTCTCATTTTTACGATGGGATAATATCTAGAATATCAAATAATATGTGGTATAACTAGATAGAGTTATTCGAGTATACTTATTACTAATAGCATTATCCATCGCATGCCGTCCTTTAAGCCTAAAACCGACAAAAAGATCCTCGTAAGCGAGAAGAGTACCATCACGCTCGACGGCAAGCATTCGGAAAAAATAACAGGGTTTTCAAATGACGAACTCCGTATTCAAGAACTGACCGCGGAACTGCGTGGGGTGAAAGAGAAGCACTCCCGGTGTGCATTGACGGCGATTTCTGGACAAAGATTGGATCAGCAGTTGGAACGGGCTGATAGGATATCTGTTATAAAGGCTGATATACGCCGCTTAAAGCAGACCAAGTCGGACTATTTCTTAGACAACTCCAAGTACGTGTTTGGTTATTTTGAAAACAAAAAAAAAATATCTGATGGTAGCGAGGAGATGGTTCCAAATACAAAGTTGGATGTTTTTTTCAAGCTAAACACGGACGCGGAGAACACGATTCGTAGCATGGAGAACAACAATCAGACTATCATTCAGCGGTATTTGTCTAACATCGACACTAGTTTCTTGGATGTGGATAAATATGTATATGCCACGGACGTGTGCAAGTCTTGTTATAAGGGCGAGTTGATACCTATCGAGGATGAGGGCGTAATGATTTGTAATCTTTGCGGCAGCAGCGTAAGGTATCTGATTGAGAACGACAAGCCGTCCTACAAGGAACCCCCCAAGGAGGTATGTTTCTACGCGTATAAGAAGATCAACCACTTCAAAGAGATTTTGTCCCAGTTTCAAGGCAAGGAGACGACTCAGATCCCGGCGGAGGTGATTGCGAACCTAAAGCTCCAGATTAAGAAGGAGCGAATTGAACTGGCCGATTTGACGTACTACAAGTGCAAGGATCTGTTAAAGAAACTGGGGTACAACAAGTACTATGAACACATTAATTTCATCAAGAATAAGTTGGGTATTCAGCCAATGCTTATAAGCCAAGAACTAGAGAAGACTCTGTGCAACTTCTTTATGGAGATTCAGTACCCTTACGCAAAGCACTGTCCCGATTACCGTGTAAACTTCCTACACTACTATTACGTAGTGTATAAGTTGTTCGAACTTCTCGAACAAACCATCTATCTGGAGCATATACCCATGCTAAAGGATCGCGAAAAGTTGATCGAACAGGATTCCATTTGGAAAAAGATCTGCGACGAGTTGGACTGGGAATTTATTGCTACAGTGTAGTCATATCTATCCTGCAGATGACAATAGAAGTATATATGAAATATGATTGTTTTATATATACACCACGGGATTGTTAATAGACGTTCGGATTTAGAGGCCTCCGGGGAATCCGACGAGGTTGGCACCGATACCGAAGCCTGCGCCAGAGCGGGTAGTTACACCCATGCTAGGAATGTAGGTATCCAAGATACTAAAGGTGGCAGCAGCAGTCAATGCAAGAAGACCGATCTCCTCCATGTTCAAGGATCTCTTGGGGATGGCATATGCCGCGATGGCTACCATGAGACCTTCGACGAGGTACTTAATCACACGCTTAATCAATTCACTTGCGTCGAACATCGTATTATACTTAATGTTGAGAAAATATTTCGACAGATATGCAATTAGGCGAATAGTTGCTAAATCTAATGGCTGTTCATTGATACAATCAACACTGACTCAAAGAACTTAGACACTCATTGGTCTGTAATACATAATGTCGTCGGATAGTTCTTCTACCTCTACCGCTTTTCCCAGAAAATTACAGGCAGATGGAACCCCAAATACAAAATACGTCGATGTGTTGGACGAAGACAAACCAATTGCGAACCAGAAGTTTACCTGCGTGTCGTTTGTCTCCCCTGAAAGCACTCTAAAGAGTAAAAACCTCTTCTTTTTCGAGAAGTTTTTGAAGGAGTATGAGTTATCCAAGTCCATGGAGAAGTATCATCAGTTTTTGAACTTTTTGGCATTCAAGTATAATCTTTCAACCGAGACACTCATTGAGGATTTTAAAGGGTTTGCTAAGGACGAGATTGACACCTTGAAAGATACCACAGTGGATGCTGACTACAAAAACTTTGTAGATGCCAAGGAGGATCAACTGGACGCCGAGTTTTTGCGAGCGCACAACTTCCAGACATCTGTGCGAGGTCTAAAGGTACGAGGGGTGTATCCAACTCTCGAAGAGGCAGAACTTCGATGTAAGATGTTACGCGAAATGGATCCCAATCACGACGTGTATGTAGGACCAATCGGCATGTGGATGCCATGGGAACCCGATGCCTACAAGACGGGGCGCGTAGAATATTTAGAGGACGAGTTGAACAAACTCATGCAGGAGAAGGTCAAGAACCAGGATTTTGCTAAGATGGCGTTCGAGAAGCGTGTAAAGGACACCAAGAAGGAGGCCATTCGCGACAATGTGGAGAAGGCAGAGCTGCACAACACGACCCTTACCCAGGACGTGGACGAAGATGGTAATCTCATCTCCATTGGCGGTATCAGTAGTCAAGAAACGGCGCTAGGGGGATCAAAGGAAGAGGTGTCTGTGGGAGACATTCGTTCCGAACTTTTCGAAGGTGATAACGTTGTAACTGATATAAATACGGACCGCGGGCTGTCCAGTATTATGAACCTGTCCGGCGACGGCGCTGGGACAGATTCGCCTGGCGGCGTATAGACAGGTAGTTGATGCAACAGCGTCACAAATAGATATATGATACGGTGTGTGTTTTACACGATATCATATTGATTGATAGAACATTGGTATAATCGGTCTAGCGACTGCAGGTTGCCCAGCGAATGCAGGTTGCCCAGCGAATGCAGGTTGCCCAGCGAATGCAGGTTGCTCCGCCGACTCCGCCGACTCCGCCGACTCCGCCGACTCCGCCGACTCCGCGACTACCATTTACTCTTTTTCACGTTTATTGTCTGACCTGCCCCGCGCTTTTTGTTCGCTTCTGGGTCGTACTTCTCGTCCTCGTCGTCCGACCCCATGTTCTTGGAGAGATCCCAGAACTCCTTTGATCCTAGACGAAAGTCGTTGTGCGCGTCGGCCTTGTACCAGAACACCTGGTCGCTGAGCTTGTTCGACTTGGAGTTGTTGTTGATCACGAGGCACTCGTAGTTCTCCGTACACTGGTCCATCACCTGACAAAAGGACTCAAGTGTAGGAAACATGCCTGCATAGTTCTCGTAAATGCGCTTCCGGTTCGCGATGTACGGCTCTCGCAGAATAAACACAAAATCGATGTTGGTACGCAGCGTCGGGGGGATACCGAGTGGGTATTGCATCGTTATAATTAACATGATCTTCCAATGCCTGCCATTCATAAAGAGAAGACGCATAAGCTTGTCACGTGACCATGATGCGTCGTAGAGACAATCATCCAGTATAACGAATGTTCGAGGGTCAATTGTAGATCGCCGTTTTGCTTCAATTTCCTTTTTTATTTGTTTTAGGACCCCCTTTTGTCGCTTAAGTATATTTTCAATGATGCCCGAACTATATTCCGTGTGGATGAAGAGTCGCGGAACAAGCCTCCCGTAGAACCCGTTCCCCTCCTCTGTTCCGGCGATGACGACGCCGATAGGGATGTCTTGGTGGTAATATAGCAGGTCGCGAACTAGGAAACTCTTTCCCGTGTCTCTCCGTCCAATAAGAACGCATACAGGCCCTTTGGATTCGTCTGCTTTAAAACTAATGGTTTTCATGCTGAATTTTTTGAGTTCGAGCGTCATGTACTACTATGTGGGTATAGTATACCGCGTCTATTCTAATTATTTGTACCGAACGCGCAGTATTCAAGACCATTCAACTAGTAAAGCGTTTATACACGCAGTTATATATGTCAATAAGTGATAATGAGCGCCTTCCCCGAAACTCTCTGTCGAGTTAACTACGCCAAGCGACGAAATATTGACCTTTTCGCCCAACTTAAGGAAGAAGGGTGTATGGACATGGAATACATCCAGAATTATATTCCTATATACACCAGGTTTTTCGACATGAACCCGACGAACTGCGAATGCGTGGGCATGCACAACCCAATATACGTGTCCAGGGTTGTTGAAAAGGAAACGCCAGTGACATATCGGGTCGAACTATGTAGCACGGACGGCAAAAAAACACAAACGACGTCAGTGTTCTGTAAGATCATTCCATTAACCGACCCGTACAAGTTTTTAACGGGCAAGACCTTTAACGATAGTGATATATTCAACCTGCCTACATATACTGACGCGAACGCGTCCAACCCTTGTCTGGTCGATGTGAACAACAACGCCTACGTGGACGGAATGTTCACTCACTTTACATCCCTTCTCCAGAACCACACCACCTTTGTGCATGGAGTGCCCTACTATGGAGCATTTACGGGCGTAAAGCGCAACTTGGCGGTAAATATCTACGACGACCTAGAGTACCTGCACGGTTCCTCCTTTTTCAACTCGCACAAGAACGTCGACTTCCAAGTAGAGGACTACTCGCTCTTCATCAACGACATTATCGAAACGGGAACGGCTCGAAGTGGGAACATGCCTCCCATCTCCATCGCACCGCTAGCAGAGTCGTTGGGGGGGATAGACGGGGAGTCTAATATGGAACAGTCTGCATCGGACATCGGCGATATATCATACGACGGTCTTTTCGAGAATAACACCGATGACACTGTCCCCGTCACGGTTCTATCGCTGGCCGACTTGGCCGCAACCGACCTCGAAGTGGTCGGGATCACGATTGGAGATACAACGTCGACAGAGGAAAAGGCTACCAACATGGTCATTGCCGACAATGATGACTCGTCGTCGAGCTGCTCATCGCGCACGTCATGCACCTCTGACGGAGACGGAGACGAATCGGGGACAGGAACAAGCGATGAGTGGAGCGATGAATCGGGGTCCGACACCGATGACCCAATTGTACTGGCCACTCTCCCTCGGTTTCCGGTAGAAGTTATCTTCATGGAAAAAATGGATTACACATTGGACACGCTCATGGGGCGAGAGGAGTTGTCAGATGATGAATGGTTTAGTATTTTCATGCAGGTGATCATGACGCTACTCACTTACCAGAGGGTGTTTTCGTTTACTCACAACGACCTGCACAGCAGCAACATCATGTTCAATGATACTACAAAGGCCTTCCTCTTCTACAAGTTCGGCAACTCGTACTACAAGGTACCCACGTTTGGTCGCATTGCGAAGATCATCGATTTTGGACGCAGTATTTACACGTACAATGAGATGGTCATGTGCAGCGACAGTTTCAAGCCCGGGGCGGACGCATCAACACAGTACAACACCGAACCCTACTACAATGCCGACAAGCCACGCATCGACCCGAATTTCAGTTTTGATCTGTGTCGCCTGGCATGCTCGATTTACGACGACATTGAAGACGAAATGGAGTCTGAACCAGACAACCGCGTGATGGGCATCATCAAGGAGTGGTGTATGGACGACTCGGGTCGCAACGTGTTGTACAAATCGAATGGCGATGAGCGGTACCCATCGTTCAAATTGTACAAGATGATCGCGCGTCACGTGCATCGGCACACGCCCGAAGCGCAACTGCACCGCCCGGAGTTTTCGCGATATGTCGTGAAGAAGAAGGACATTGCATCAAAGTACATGGGACATGTAATGGACATCGACAAATTTCCCGTTCTGAAGGGGCGGCTTGAACCAGTCGACGCCGATGAACTGTCTGTCTAGATCGAAGACGCGAAGAATTGAAATGCTATGGTGAATGGACGTCCCAGCATACAAACACAAAACACTCATCATGAGTATAATATATAGGTATGGAACCAGTCTGCAAAGATATAGCCCGCCCAGTAGTCCTAGTAGTCGGGTGTACGATCCGTGCGACATGTGCGACGCGGCCAACATTACCGAGAGTTGTAACAAATGTTGTCGCGGCGTGTGCGACGACAACATTTGTAGCTTGAAATTCCCCGATCGAGGTGAAACGACCTTTATCGTGTGCACAACGTGCGTCGAAGAGATCGACAAAAAACTGATCCCGTTGATCGACCTGGGGAAGTTGAAACTGTTGAAAAAACATATCAGAACCAATAGCACGTCGCGGTCGCCAAGGTCCTTGTCGCGTTCGCCAAGGTCATTGTCGATCTCGTCTACCTCGACCATATCGTCAAACGAAGGGTCGATCTATGGTGGATTGACTATGGGTAGTAGTAGGTAATAGTGTATGGAACCTAATTGGATCCATACAGTATAGTTAGTAGTAGGCGGCGAACCCTGTATATTGCTACATATTGTATATTTCTCATGAAACAAGTGTTGGCTAAATCAACGGTTTAAAACGCCGGTTTGTCGGTGAACACTTGTGTCGGAGAACCGTCGCTGCCGCCAGACATAGAACCCACTTTGTCGCCTATCTGTCCCATGAGCGGGTTGAACTGATCGTATAGCGCCATTCCAGCAATGACGCTACTGAACACCATTGCACTTCGCTTCACAATGGCTTTGATATCGGGGCGTTCCTTTTGAACCATCTTGGCGTCCGCGAACTGAATAATAACATACACCATGACGGTGATACTTGCCATTAAAAACGTGTTCATTTATCTAGTTTGGTATAAACTTATCTTGGAAACAACGCATTCGCTAGGTCGGCGGAGCAACCTGCATTCGCTAGGTCGGCGGAGCAACCTGCATTCGCTAGGTCGGCGGAGCAACCTGCATTCGCTAGGTCGGCGTCTTCTTCCTATTCCAGCACCTCGATGTCGCCGAGCAGAGGTGGAAGAATGTTGATCCGAGGCTCTTCTATGGTCTGGATGTCCAGATCGTCAAGTTTAATATTACTGGTTGAAATAACGAGTTTGTCAGAATCGTAATCGTAATCATCGTCAATCGCAGCCGCGTGTCGGGTATCGCTGATCTCCTGAAGACGCGCAATGGTCTTGGGAGCTTCTATCTGAAACTCATTTTTATTGACGTCTACCGCGTTATCAATGTCGTTAAAGGACAACGTGATGGGATCTGTATGTGATTGAGGCGTTGTCGCCACAGACGTGTTCGGGGTCGGTGGTGGCGCATTGGACATATCGGCCATTTCGGTTGAGATAGGTTCAGGTATAGGAGTGGGTACAGGTTCGGGAACGGGGGTGATATCCTCCTCCTTCACCTCTTCGGTAATGTCCTCTTCCGTTGTCTCATCCATGTAGCACTTGAGGATGGTCTCGACGGGGATGCTGTCGCGGATTGTGTTGAGGATGCACTCCTGGACGATCAGTTCAACCTCGCGGTTGTTCTTCTGTCTCTGCAGCGGTGGCACGTCAAGATCGAAGAGGTACACATTTCTGTACATTTGACGAGCCGAGTTGATGTAGGCCTTGTGTACAAAGTCGTTTACGTTCATCACGTTGAGGTCCACCTTCTTCTGCTTCTGTCCGACGCGCACCGCGGTCAAGATCTTCAACTGAATTACATGAATGCATGTGATCAGATCTTCAAGATAGTTGCATCCACTCTTTTCGATGATACGCTGCGTCTCGGTTTTCACAATATCACTGTTCCACTTAGGGATGCGCGCGATCAAGTTTTGAAAGGTCATCAGATATTTGTCCATCTCGTCATTTTCACGACATAGGGTAACACTCTCTTCCAATATTGACCTAAATCCATCGATGATGTGCGGTGCGAGAATTGTGAGCAATCGCGCAGCCCATTCGTTCTTTGACTCGTGAAGTCCACTTACTGTGAAATCATCCATTTACATAAGAAGGATATTTTCTAAACTGTCGGTTAAACGTAAAAACAACGAGTGCAACAAGAAAAACATGGACATAGACTCACTTCTGAACTCTCGCTTAACACCGTTATACCGAAACAGCGCCATGTGCTTTTTGTAGTTGTCAATTTGAAACACGTGCTTACCCTCGATTACAGATACGATATTAGCGGCGCAGAATGCATTATCGTATAGCGTTTCTACGCATATTCGAATGTTGTCGGTGGTCGGGTCCTTGCTCAATTCAGTCAGGAGGCGCCGCAAATGCGTCTGGCGCGCTGCGTCGTTTCGAGTCGGTCCAAATACTGCGTCCACGTTATATTTGTGTAGATTCACTGCGGTACCGTCGATGATGGGCCTCGGGACGTAGAACTCGCAGAACCGCGACAGGATCGGTTTCAATAGTTTGTACTTATCCTCAACGACGATGAAGAACCGGGTGGTGTGACTAAATACCTCGATACATCGGCGCAGAGCCGACTGCGCGTCGATCGTGAGCTTGTCGGCGTTCATCAGGATTATGCTCTTGAACAGGTGTCCCCCTCGTGTGTTGATGTGGGTCTTTGCAAAATGCTTCAGGTCTTCGCGTATGAATTTGATCCCCTTCCCCTGCGCACAATTCACCCGCATGACGTAGTCCTTGATGACCTGCTTGTCGTCGTGATATATATTGGAGATGAATTTGGACATGATTGTCCGTTTACCCGATCCCGATGCCCCATGGAAAATGATATGGGGAATGGTGTGGGTTTCTATAAAACTGTTCAGTCTATTGGTGATGTCCGGATGCAGTTCCATGGTTCTCTCTAGAGATGGTGTATACTATTTGGTATGCACCATTTATATGTTATTATGTAGTAAGTTACTTTCTGCGCGTTTTTCTTTTGGGTTTTCTTCTGGATTTTTTGGTTTTTCGTTTTCCACCCCCTAGGTAGTCTCTTATGTCACGGTGTAGGTTATCATTAAGTATATGCTCTCCATATACTGTGTTCGCCCCTACGGGTTTACTGATTACCATAGCTAGATTTTCTCTATCTTGGTGTCTTTCAAGTTCTCTTATATCTCTTATAATTTTTTTCCCTTTTCTTGTGTGTCCAATCGCACTTGCCCGATGGAGAGCCGTCAGGCCATCATTATCCGTCGCATTCACAATAATATCCTTCCTCTTCAGTAGCATTGTCACGACTTCTGGGCGGATCTGGATACTTGCATCAATGAGAGCCGTAGTGCCATCATTATCCTTCGCATTCACATCAGCTCCCTTCTCCAGTAACATTGCCACTGTTTCTGTATGTCCAGAACTACTTGCCGAATGGAGAGCCGTTTGGCCAACATCATTCTTCGCATTCACATCAGCTCCCTTCTCTAGTAGCATTACCGCCGTTTCTGTGTGGCCTCTCCAACTTGCCCAACTGAGAGCCGTATTGCCACCAGTATTCTTCGCATTCACATCAGCTCCCTTCTCTAGTAGCATTACCGCCGTTTTTGTGTATCCACGGAGACTTGCCCAACTGAGAGCCGTATTGCCACCAGTATCCTTCGCATTCACATCAGCTCCCTTCTCCAATAGCGTTGCCACTGTTTCTGTATGTCCAGAACTACTTGCATTAATGAGACCATCATTTAGTGTTGGGCCTCCGGTGCTCCCAATGTTACCGCCTCCTCTCTGTAGTTTTGAACGCGTTCGTCTAAATCTTTTAGTGGATTTTTTGGATTTCTTCGATTTTCTACCACGCTTTCCCCTTCTTGTCTTTTTACCAGTTTTAGATCCGCGGCGCTTGGTGCGACGACCACCGAAACTATTAGTTCTACCTCGGCGGCTATCGTAGCCCGTACCGTTGTGCGATGTCCCAAGCCCAAAACCATAATTACCAACACCCATACCAGGGATTCTTCTTGGGACCGTATTGGGGATTTCTTTCATTTGCTTCGATGCCATTGGTTTCCTTAAAGGAAACACCTCCGGCGTTTGTGGGCGGTCGGATTCTTTTTCCTCCTCAGATGCCTTCCTATTGAGGGCGGGTGCAAATTTCGGAGCAGGCGGCGTTATTGGGGGTTCACTAGGCGGTACTCCTTTTTCCTCATCAGATTCTCTCCTAATGAGGGGTGGTTCTTTTTTCGGTGCAGCCGCCGCAGCCCGGTCTTCCCTGTCTTTTCGTGCTTTTCGTGCTTTTAAGATAAATTCTGATACTGGTGGTTCATCTTTTCCTTCCATACTAAGTCGCCGATATATAGTATACTCTCCTATAAAAAAATAGAAGCATCATGTGGAGGTCGTCCTATACTATTCTACCTTCTTCGTGTTGCGCGACGTCTGGGTCTTTTGGACTTCTTAGTTCTAGTCTTCCTGGTCTTTCTAGACTTTCTCTTGAGGTGTTTCGTGTGTCTCTTAGCGACTCGACGTCCAGTGCGACGTCCAGTGCGACGACCACCGAAAGGAGCGCTGTAGGATCTTTTCGTAGGTATTTTAATAGGAGCAGTAGGGCTTCCACTGCGTTTTGCGTCAGCATTTGCGTCAGCAAGTTCGCCTGCTATATCCAGTGCATAGACAGACTTAAATCTTTTCTCATCAGCTGGAGATGCTTCACCACTTCTAAAGTGTTGAATATCAGACTTTTTTTGTGCTAGATATTCCTCACTTGGATCAGCACTGGCTTTGCTACCATTGCTTTTGCGTCGGGCTGCTGCTGCAGCAGCCCAGTCTTCTGTAGTAGCGTCTTTTCCAAGCAGCGAACTCATACCGTATATATAGTATACCATAGATTAAAACTCCATTTCATCGTCGTCGTCGACTGCTACGAATCGATTTCCTGTGTCTCTTTTTTGTCTTTTTTGTATTACCCTTTATATTTCTTTTTCCATTCTTTTTTGTATTACCCCTTATATTTCTTTTTCCATTCTTTTTTGTATTCATTCTTCCTGTTTTTATTTTTTTATATTTTTTACCACCATAATAACCGTCGTCCCTTTGACTGTCGAATACATTGTTTATATTACCTTCTATACGCGTTTGTGTAGCTGGAGTTTCTAGTGATTTTTTAAAATCTCGTCCCGATTGTAGTGTATTTTTATAATACCTATCGGGTTTTTTTAATTGAAACTTATTATTCCTGTTTGCGGCATTTATTGCATCTTGAACAGTTTGAACATGTTTTGAAGTTGGTGAATGCTTACTCATTTCCGTTATAGCTTGCTTTGCCGTATCCGGTGATACTCCATCACCGAACGCTTCAATCAGCGTGCTTGGCGCGTCTCCTTTAACAGTTCTAGCCATTCCGTTCATCACTGCCCTCCCTATTGGGCTAAATGCATAATTAGAAAATTTAGAAGTAAGTTCTTTTGTAGTTCCTTTTGTAAGTTGTCGCGCAACTGGTCGCATCACTGTTGCCATTTTATATAGTATACTTATAGATTTTTATTATAAAAGTCAGTATATTAAATGTGCAAAGCATTAGTTTTTTCATCATCGTCGTCGTCGGGGCGCATCACGTCGCCGAGCGGGATAAACCAGTCGGTCTCATCCAGATAATTGAGAACGTAGGCAGCGAACTGTTTTCCATGCATCCACGCATCTGCGCCTAAACACATCGCGTTATAGATGTATACTTGCATTTTGTAGTACTTCCATATTTAATTCTTTTGGGGAATACGCCGCTGCTAAAAACAATCATCACTCCAGAGAGAACAATGCCTACAACCGTCGAGTATTCCGCCACGTTTGACGGTGGAAACTGAACTACGTTGAGTTCAACGTTTCCTAACTAAGGCATAAAAAAATTGAAATGAAACTTTTGTACGACCACTGGGCATATAAAAACACACAGAAGCGAACAGCAAAATGTATCAGAACGAGGAATCTAACGTGGAACGCGCGATTAGACTACAGAGGGAATACCCGGTTTTAAGCGAGGAGGAGACCGCGTTGGCAGAAGGAAGGTGGCCATTACAACCAGAAGATTCGAACGAGTTTTCGCATTTCATTGACGATTATTGGTATGGCGATGAAGAGAACCCTAAACGTCTAATGCTCAACATTCCCGGACTAACACCATATGTGTCGAAAAGAGAACGACAGGTCAATTATTTACGACAAGTAATTGATACAGTACGCAAAGACCAATTACCCAGAAATCATTCATCTGCAATGAGTGGAATCGCACGAGTTGCGATTGAATCGTTACAGAGAGGCGTACATGTTGAAATTATTGCCGATTTAGTTACGCTGCTAAGATCTAAACTCGCCAGATTATGTTCAAAATATGTCAAAACGAATGAAATAATCATGGAACACATGTCAGCGACGCCGTCAATCGACAACACCGGAGAGGAGTTTCCTTCTTATCGTGTGCGTATTCAACCAAGTATAGACACGGGGGCTAAAACCATATGGCTTACAGGGTTATATGAACGCTCTTATGCGGGTGGAGGAATTTACAACGCAGAGATCGATGAGCATGAAATAAGTATTCTGCTCATGTCGACATTCCATCTGTCGCGAGAGGTTCGAGAGTATTCAACATTATTGTCTGCTGGGATACATGAGATTGATGAACAGTTGCGTAAGGAAACCGATATTGATGTGCAATTACGCAAAGAAACTAATGACAGGTTGAAGATAGAGATGGCGATCGTATTTGCTCCGGCATACCGAAACTCGGTATCACTATCAACTATGCTACGGTCGCACACTTCTCCGCCAAAAGTGTCTGATGTAGCAAAATGTGGTATATCGCACCCGTTGCCTTGGGAAGAGAGATCACGATTTTATGGATATTCTGGACATAACGTATTCCATTTGTATAAAAATGCATCAGATATAAGCGGTAACGTAAGATACGCGTTTAACATAGTGTTGTATGGATACAATGCCAGCCAAATCCAGCTCATAAGAAAGAACAATGTCAACCTACGCGACCTCTGTGAAAAGCGCGAAGAAATGCATAATGTATATATGATGCCATAGACATGCGAAAAACAAATAAAACAACTAAAAAAGGGAAACCGCCTTTTTTATTTGTGATTATTATAATGATTAAATATCTTATTTTAACCCAAATAGTCGGCATTTGAAAATTAAAAAGGTGTAAAAATTAGAGATAGAGAGAACACCTACATGTTCCCTGCGGAAGTCAGGCTGTGAGTATAGGGGTTCGACTTGAACGCGGTCAGAAGGTCGGGTGCCATGCGTTCGACGGCCACGTTCTGCTGGTAGCCCTGGGGTTCGGTGAATTTTCCGTACATCTCCTTGGACATGGACTGGGAAGGCATGTTCGAAGGCGCCCACATACGGTTGTTGTCGCGGTCGTGGTCGTTCTTGGCCACAGACACGTTCATGCTCGCGTTGAACATCTGAGTGTTACCATGGTTCGTGCGACCTACGATGGACTTCTCCTTGGATTCGTTATTCGTCTGATTGTACGCGGCGCCGTAGTTCTGCGCTCCGTGCTTGGTTCCCGCACCACCCACACCGTTCATCGCATTCTGGTTGGTAGTGTCACGCTGGTTGGGAACAGGTTGATGTTGTGTAACAAGGTAGGCATCTCCAGATTGGTTTTGAATATAGGTATCGGGAGAGAACAAGGTGGTCTCCTTGGTGGTGGTGGGGAGGGTGTCATTAGGATCCACCATGGGGGCGCGCTCCACTCCAGAGCCGGCGTCGCCGTATATGCGCACGTTGTCGATGACCTCCTGCTTCTTGGTTGGCCTAAAGATGTCGGTCAATGGAGAGATGACTGCGCCGATCGCGGTGCTTAGCCCGCTACCAAAGGTGCGCGCTGTACCGGCGTCATCGCCGATAGACCGGTTTGTATTGACGTTATTGTAAGACTTCTTGACCCCGGTGGTGTCTGTACCTCTGTTGGGGCCAGTAAGGTTTGTGAGCGGTTGTCCAGGTAACTGCGTGCGCGTGGACGCCTCATAGTTGCCCGGAAGGTACGCGGCCGTGCGCTCGCCCGCGGGCGCGGCGATGCCTGAGTAAGACTGGCTCGTCATGCGCGCCGTGTCGTGTACCTCCTGTTGCGATCTCGCCGTAGGAGCCTTTTCCTCGCCTGTGGTCTTGAGCCACCTGTCCTGCGTCTGCACGAAGTAGGTGTCGGGTTTGTGTTGCTCCATCTTGCCCATGATGCCGGTGTTCTTGATAATAGAATTCGCAGGACCCTGGTGTCCAGCTAACGAGTACTCCATCTTGGGGTTCGTCGCGGCGCGGAGTTCGTTCACCGTCTTGGGCATGTATTTGTCGCGTGCCTCCATGCCAGAGTTAAAGCCTCCCTGACCAGATGTGTTGTATCCACCGTTGAGCGCCGGGGCGACCATCTCACTCTCAAAGGGCTTGACGTTGTTGCGGGTCATTCCTGGGGTCGTGCGCGACTGCATGAAGTCGGTCACGCTGGGCTGTCCGGACGCCCATTGCACGTTGTCTTCGGGCTTGAACAGCGGTGCCTGCTCCACCTTATTGATGGCCGCTGAACCGCCACCCGTCATGTTGTCCAGCATGGATTCGCTGTACTGTCCCTCCATGGTCTGTTGGGTCGTGCGCCCACCATAGAAGGGCGTCATGTTGTTGTGCTTGAAGTTGCTATTGTCCACGTAGTTGCCTGTGAGAGAATGTGTCTGTCGCACCGTGTTGCTGGTGGGTGTTCCGCGAATACCCTCCTGGTAATAGTTGTTCTGATCGAAGTAGTTCGCCGCAGCAGTGTTCGAAGACGTGTGCGCGTGCGTGGCGTACGGGTCGGACTTTCGCTGCTGCAGGTCTGCGCCTCGCTGCTGCTGTTGGGGGACGGGGTACGAGTCGGGTACTGATCCGGGAACGCCGTTACTGCGGTTCATGTTCGTGTATCCTTCGGACCTGTTGATTGGCTTCGCTAGGGATTTTTGCTTTGTCTTTGTTTTATCGGCATCTCCACCCATAGAGTACGCCAGGCCGCCGAGGGCGATCATAGGGATAATGGTCTCCATGTATATATATATGTATAAGTAGATTAATATGTGACAAATCTACTTATTCTAGGGGCAGAAGGTGATCCATTTACTTGGGCTTGGTCGGTGGAACAACCTACTGTCGCTGGGATGGCGCGTGCGCGGGAAGAAGAAACTGTGTGGTCAGTGGCTCGTGCATCTTCGTCGGCGTGTAATGATCCTTCTCCAGGATGCGCGTGCTCACGTTGGTGCGGAACGGCTGGAAGATGTTCGCTTGTGGGTCGAAGAACGTGGGGTCGCCGTGCTGTGTAGTCTCTTGGTCGCGCAGCTCCCATGCGGGGTTGGTTGCGCGTGGCTGGTCGGTGTTGAGCGCAGTATTCGATGGGAAGTTCACGGTCTCGGCCGCAGGGGCGGATCGGTTGTACTCATCCTTGCCTAAACAGTCGCGTCCAGATTGGCGGAGACCTTTGAGGGATCCCTCCAGCGTGACCGAGTTGGTCGCTAGATTACCTCCCCACTTCTGAAGGCGAATATGAGGGTCCTCCATGTAGGACGGCGCGAGCCCGTTACCGGGCGCATTGATCATGTAGTCACACGGCCCGATGGACTGGCGGAGTTGGTCTTCTTTTCGTGCAATGTCGTCTCTAAATCTCGTGGATGCCATGTACGTACAGGGGTGTATATATAGTAGGTGTAGGAATTATTACAGAGCCATGCACGATTATGTGCTAGGCAGAGGCGCTAGACACAACTTGATCTCGCCAAGCGACGCGACGTTATACTTTACCACGAGGGGCAGGTCGTTCTCCAGGTACACCTCAATCTGGGAACAGAGGTTCGTACACTTGATGAAATAGCCCAGGTTCTTCAGTGAGAACTCGCCCTGCACGATCTTGGAAGAGTCTTGCTTGAGGAGGAAGGCCATGCTGCCGTCCGCTTCGGCTCTGTGGATTTCAGCGGACGCAAACTGACCGGCGCACCTAAAAATCAGTTCATTGCCCACCGACTTGATCTCGATCTTATCCGAGATGCACGACAGATCGCGGATGATCTTTTGAAAGTCCACCGAGGGTAGATTGATGATGGAGGAGAAACTCACGTCAGGGTACTTCAACTCTTCCGAGTCGGGCTCGATAAGGCGCAACTTCTGGGTTTTACACTGCTTGATGTCGCCGTTTTCAAATTTGAGCGTGAGATGCGACACCACTCCGTCGGCGTAGTCGTCGTTCTCGATGTACATGGTCAATGTGTCGTCGTTGTCAATCGAGTTGATGAGCTTAAAGAGGTGAAACATGTTGACGCCGATGATGATCTTCTCCCTCTTACACTCGTAGAACTCAAAGTTGGGGGCGGCTAGGTGCATGTGAGCGAGAACGGTGTGACTCTTGTCCATGTTGATGATGCGGATTCCGTCGGCCTGGAACGTGATGTTTGTCTCCAACAGAATGTCTTTTAGTGCGGTCATTAACGTCCGGAAGGGGGATATTTGAACAGTCTTGAGAGTCAGAACATTGTTTGCGGTGTCAGTCGGCATATTGGATATGGGTATTATCTGTGAAAATCTTTATATTCTTACGCACCACTTGTATGTTAACGAAACGCATACTATGTGTTCTGCGTATATTCGTTCTAGAATAAATAACAGATGTGTGTATATACGATCACAGAGAGAAACTATGGAAGAATCTCATACATATGTAGCCACTACCATTGGAAATCTAATTGAACTGGGGTGTGACAAGTTTATTCATGAACCAATGGAGAAGATGAAGCAGATACTCAAAATGCTTATCCAAATTGTATTATGTATCACGATTATGATTGTGATTCCATGTATAACAGTGATCCTGATGATCTGCTATTTTGCATTCAGTTTCATGAACGAAAAGTTCAACACCTACAAATCCCTAATTCGCATCCTTAAAAGCGTCACGGGCAACGAGGAGTCCAACTTCATGAATTACGGATACTGGGATAAACCAGATATGACACTCAAAGAGGCCAATCGACGACTGTGTAAAAAAATCTTCTCGCTGGGAGATCTAAAAGATGCCAACAGGATATTGGACGTCGGATGCGGGTACGGCGAGCAGGACTTCTACTGGGCACACAAGACCAGAGCGCGCATCGAGGGAATCGATATCGATGAGACGTCCATTCGCTCTGCGCAAGCCGAGTCGCGGCGTGCAATGAAAAAGGGAGATACGCGAAGGAATATCAAATTTGAAACCGGTAATGCCTGCATGCTAGACCGAAAGGACGCCACATACGATCGTGTCGTCTCTCTAGAATCGGCTTTTCATTATGTTCCTAGAGAGAACTTCTTCCGGGAGGCGCATCGCGTGCTTAAGAAGGGGGGGAAACTCGTCATGGCAGACATTCTATACAACGATGCCAGTAGGGTGAACCTATTCAACACAGTGAACCGGGATGCATTTAGCGAGATGTTTGCTATCCCGACTGTGAATAAAATAGGCATACGCGAGTACACCAAGCAACTAGAGGATATAGGGTTTCACGTAAAGATAGAGGATATTAGCGACAAAACATTCAAACCGTATTACAAGTATTTTTTCGAAAACGTAACGTGTCCTGACGATTTTGGACTTCCATCCCCCATTTTCAGCATGCTGCGATACGCGTCGCAAATATACATCAATACCCTGTGTGGTGGAACCAATGGATTTACCTACGTGATTGCCGTATGTGAAAAAAAATGTGACGACTAAACACTTGAAGAATTAAAATGATTCATGTATATCGTATGTGACATATGCTAACTGAAATAAGATATAGAAATAGTGTACTATAATAAGCAAACTTACACCTCGTAACATGTCTGATAATTCACACTATTCATCAGAATGTTCAGACCTTCTGGAAAAGATCCTGGAGCAATGTAAAGATAGCGAATATATGCAGATGCGGCTTCAACTGCATCTGGGAAACATTCTACCTGCTACGCTCGCCACAGAATGTCGTGTACATGAAGAGAATACACAGCGCAAGATCCTCCTCGAGCAGGAATTAAAATCGTTCAAGACCGTGTTCCTGGTGAACAACCCGTACTATTACTTGCAGTCATCGAACACGTTCTACCGATATGACGGAATAAACTACACAAACGTGAAAGAGGACGACATCATATACCACCTTCTCTCTACAATCACATATGACAATACTGCTCTCATGGACTGGAAACACAAAACGAAGATCAGCCTTATTCGAAAGATAAAGGATCGTCACCTATTCAAGCACCTGCTACCTGAGACGGGGACGATTCAGAAAATTCTTACAGCCCTGTGTCCAAACTACTTCTTTACACGAAATGAGGCCAAGTACTTTCTGACATGCATCGGTGACAACATTCTGAAAAAAAGTACAGAATGCACCTACTATGTCTCTCCAGCAGCCAAACAAAACCTTGTTAAACTAGATCTACTCTATGGTATGGTAGAGGGACATAACAATCTGACGGGGAACTTCATCACCAAATACTGTGACACGGTAAACTTGACAAATTGTAGATTGATCCGCATGCGCAACAGCTCGTCCCTCGCCGACAACTGGTTTGAGATGCTCAAGGATAATGCGCTAAACTTGTTGTGTGTCGCGGCACACTACTCCAACGCAAACACGAGCGCAGACGCGTTCCTGGAGAAGCGTGAAGAGTTGCGCACCTATGCGTTGTTTATGAAAAACAATACCCCACAACAAATGGTGGACAAATTCTGCAACGAATGCGTCACGGTAGGCACAGACGACGCCATCGTGGCGCACCCGAAACTCAAGGCGGTAATGACGTGGCGCAATGTACAGTATATATGGAAGCGGTTCCGGTCTGAGTTTGCTTTGCCGCGCGTGGTGAGCAACACTACGTTGAAGACACTGCTCATGGAGAAATACGCATACGACGCAGACACGGACACCTTCCCCAACTTGACGAGCAAACACCTCCCAGTGGTAAGCGATTTCATGACGTTTTGGAGTGCGACCATGAAGCCGTCCGCGACCAATAACAAACTCGCAAACGACTACGAGGTGGACGAGTTGTCGGCATTGTTCCAGGCGTATCTCACCGAGAATAAAGAGACCTGCGTTTCGAACGGGCGCATCATCGACGATGACATTTTGAATATATTGCGGTACTACTACACCGACGTCGAAATCGCGGCCAACAAATTTATTCTGCGTATGGAATGTTCCGCGTGGAACAAGACAGGGTCGGTAGTCAGTATTCTGGAGAGCGCTCGCACCCATTTCAAGACGCAACTCGCGGACAGCGACGACCGGACGTTGGCGTTTGACGATATTTACACGTTCTACTTGAAACATCGGGAGAGTCCCTTCGCCATGAGTAAGGCGTACTTCGAGAAGTGTTTAACCCACCTATTGAAGGGACACATCGCATACACACACGTGGTGAGCGATAAATGGTTGGACGACGTGGTGGTCGAGGAAAAGTCGCACGCGCCATAAAAAAATTGAATACGATATCCTCACTCATGTCTAGACAACCACCAGACAATAGTTAGTATGACAAACTCCAAACGTATCACTCGAAACTCCTCTTGCGGAACTTCCGACCCCGCCGACTCTTCCGAAGACGGATCGACTGGGTGCTCTTCTGGTAGCAGGAAGCGCAGTCGCACAAGCAGTCGCGCAAGCAGTCGCGCAAGCAGTCGCGCAAGCACTAGAGCAACTAATGACAGCGAAGACGACCACCTCGACAGCGAAGACGACCTCGAGATCGATTACGACAATATGGATTATCGTCATTCTGATGTTGGATCCCAGACCAGCAGTAGGAAGCACAGCCGCGCAAGCAGCAATGCAAGCATTCGTCGATATAGCGACGACGAAGACGACATAATCAGTAATAACAGTCTCGACTTAAACCGCGTCGACGAAGAATGCCAACGCGAACTGGTTACGGTGTATCGCAAGTTCGGACAAGTTGTCAAAACAACCGCAGTCAGCACCACTCCCTACATCAAGAAGGCGTTCGCCGTGTCGTCAATCTACTTGTTCTGGGTGACACTGCATTTCGTTACCGCACAGCTTTACGTGCGCTACTGCGCGCACCCGTCCATATACGGGTTCTTGATATCGCCCTTCCTCATCTCCGCACCGCACTGCGCCGCGATGCGCTGGGTATTCACCAAAGGGGGAACCCTCATCGACGGGATGTGGATCATTCTTGGCACATGGCTGTGTTCAAAGGTCATCTACCGAGATGCTTAATTCAAAAATGATAAAAATAATATACATATTGTATTCTATTTTTATTGTCATGTATATATATAATGTTCTCGAGTTGTTTAACGTGGCATAGTATATATAATGGGTGTAGCAATAAAACAGAAAAAAATATAGATATCGAAGTTGTCACGGAAGCGGAAACGGAAACGGAAACGGAAACGGAAGCGGACGACGAAATGATGAGCATAATCCATGATCTGAAAGATAAAGATAATGAGGTTCATATGGTTAATGTACAAGCCATAAAGAGCAACAACCTACATGCATTAAGCAATAAGCTACTACAATACAATGCGACTCTGGACATGAAAAATTTATTAGAAATATGTTATGCTAGAGAACTAGATAAGAAATGGACGATGACCAAGGATGAATTTGACAACATTTTAAAAGATTTAAAAATGTCGAGTGACGAAAAAGAACAGTTAATATCACAATATAACAAACAACAATTATCTACAGACCCTCCTAAGAATAAGGATAAGTTTGATTCTCTATTATTTTTGTCCAAAAATAATGAAAGCCTTATCAATTATACACCTAAGAGTTGTTTTTACCCCATACGTGAAATCTATTTGGAAGAGATTAGAAAACATTTACATATAACAGAGAGAATGGACATCATTCCTTCCGATGAATATGGCTCATATTTTACCTCAAATATAATATTTTTTGACGATGAAGACCATGAAAATGACCCTAAGGTTGATGTGTTATATAGAAGAATAAACGACTATTACTTTGTATCAAATAATGAATATTTTCAAAAATGCTCCGAGTACTATTTTAAATTATATTCCAATATCTTTGCTTTGACTAATTTACAAAAAATCACAATGAAATACCATTCTGGGGAATCAACCGGCAACAAAACAAGTGTATCTCTGAACACAGGTATTGGTAGTGGAGGTGGTTCAGTTGAAAACTCACATAATAACACAGCGGATAAGGAGATTACTATGGAGTTTGAAAAAAAAGAAGGTAAAAAGGATTGGATAAACGAATTCACCAGTTGTAACAGTGATTATGAACAAATACTGGAAATAAAACGTGGTCTGCCTACAAACTTACAAAAGCCTATGTATCATATCCAATCGAGTATTTTGGGATTGATAAAAAACTATACAGACCACAACCTTATTAAGTTTGAACAAGAACAAACGATAGAGAATACAGATATACAAAAGGTGGAACTTTCGTTAGATGCAAAGTTTAACATAGGGTCGTCATTAGGATTGTTTGGGAACCAGTCCAATAGTAGATATGTACATCAATCTGTTGTTTATAAGATAGAGTTTTTTTCTAAAAATCATAATAATAATGATGCATATAAGAGGCAGGTGGGGTTCACTGATAAGTCAAGTATTGCACCATCCCAGGTGGATGAAATCTCCTATGACCCATCCCATCGTTCATTATCCTCGACGAGCATTCCCACTGGTGCGACATCGAGCCCTACGAGCATTCACATTGATGCGACATCGAGTCCTACGAGCATTCCCATTGATGCGACATCGAGTCCTATATGCACTCCCGTTTATGCGACATCGACCCCTATGCGCACTTCCATGAGATCACCCTCTGAGAATAATATTTCACAATCTGAACCACTACCAGTATCAGAACCCGAACCCGAACCCGAACGTGAATTAAAATGGGTTTCCAGGTCTCGACTTGATGATATTCCCAAAAACGCTATTTGTACAGGTTCCTTCAAAACTGACGGCGAAGTTTACATAGGACGAATAAATAAAGGTCCCGGAAAGGTAAATCTTGACAATGGTAAAATTTGGAATTATTGGGTACAAAGCACAGGTTCAAGCCAATCCGGCCAAATGCTAGTATGTAATTATAAATACAAATGGCTCAATATTAAACGCGGTGGTACAATACCAAAAAATGCGGTGTATAGTGGAAAAGATACACGTAAAGACCACGTTTGGGTGGGAAAATCGCAAGACAATGAACCTGGAAAAATCACATGTATGGATAATACCGCCCCCGAACTTAAGATGGCGAACCTGTGGTGTCATAGTGCATGGGGATCTTATCAAGAAGCGTATATATTAACAGTGATAGGATACGCCAAACCCCTAATTCTAGAAAAATTGGAGGAGGGGTAAACATCGACATGGATAATGCTGATACACCTCAATAAAAATAATATACATATTGTGTTCTATTTTTATTGTAATATGTGGGACAGAGTTCCCACCCTTGAAAAAACGTACTTTTCCCCAAAGTCTCTAAGCAAAGTACGATCCGACAAAAATAAATGTCGTTTTAGAATTCTCTAGGTACTTTTGGAAATTTAGAAAGTTTTGTAAAATCAATTTTCTTATGCTAACAAACATTGGGGTACTTATTCGGGTTGTGAGCATAAGAAATATTTCCGGGATTTTGCCGTCGTTTCTCACTCTTTTTATCTGTTCCTACTTTAGAACCGTTTTTCGAACATGTTGAACATATTTAGAACAAAAAACGGGGGGAAAGTAGCATGTAATTTTGTATGCGAAGATTGTGACTACTCTACCAGTAAAAAATACAATTATGATAAACACATTCTGACTGCAAAGCATAGAATTCGAACAGACATTGAACCTCCCGACGGGGATAATGTAGCAACGCCTTTTGAATGCGTGACATGTAATTACGTATTTAAATGTCAATCTGATTTACACCGCCACACGCTAACGATTAAGCATATTAACGCGAAAAAAAACGGGAAAAAAGTAGCAAATAAGCAACCTGACACTATACTAGACATTCAATCGGAACACAAAAGTATTTGTAAATGTGGAAAGACATACACCAGTCGCAGTTCATTGTGGTATCATAAAAAACGGTGTCCTACCCATAATATTGATAGTTCTGAAAAATCTCTTGAAAACACGAGTGTCCATGTATCTGCGATTCCCCCTGAGAATATAGTCCATAACGCCTCTGAAACCGACCATATAATGCAATGTGTCAAAACGATGATGGCAACGCAAGCGGAGGCGCACGCGGCGGCGGCGGCAGAACAGACTCGTCTGTTTATCGAAGCGATAAGCTTGAATGGCGGTCCACAATGTATCACAAACAACAACACGACGAACAACAATACTCAGTTCAATCTGAACGTGTTTCTCAACGAGGACTGCAAAGATGCGTTCACGTTGAAAGAGGTGGCGGATTCCATTGAGTGTACAGTGTCTGATTTGGATCGCATGGACACGGACGGATACGTGGCTACGATAACCCGTAAGATTTTAGAATCGATACAGCACATGTCTATTACAGAGAGACCGATTCACTGTACAGATGCGCGACGCAACACGGTATGC